TCGAGTATGTCGTTTCCGAAGAAAGACGCAAATTGGAAGAAGCCGCAGATGAATGGTGGGAAGTGGTAGAAGATGAGCAACCCAACCTGTGAGTGGTGCGGGGCTGTGTTTAGCCGATTACAAGTGACACAAGACCCCTTGATAGGGTGATCTGATGTTTGCTGAAAGGAGAACGATGGCCCCTACGTAGTCCTGTCCCCCGTCAAAAGGAGAACTCATGCGGATCGTCGCTGCACTAATCCTGTCTTTATCCGTCATCGCCGGTGCATCAGCACAGGCCCTAGCACCAGAAGGGAACCAAGAAAGGGAAATGAGCGTTCACCGCCCGCCATATCGCGGTCAAATCCCGTCAAAACCAGCCGACCCTAAAGGGGTGATTGAGCTGAGGGAACAAATGAAACAACCAGGTGTGCCACCAATTGAGTATTGGGAACAGGTTGCCATCTGCGAATCATCAAAAGATGGGTACACCGCCGACTGGCGAGACAAAGGCCGCTGGTCCGGTGGTCTTGGTATCTACATCGGCACATGGGTTAGGTGGGGTGGCAGACATTTCGCCCCAACCCCCTGGCAAGCAACCAAAGCAGAACAAATGGTGGTCGCCAACCGCATCGCGGTGCTCGGATTCCATTTTTTCACCTACTCAAAACAACCGGTAGGTTTCAACGGTTGGGGTTGCATAGCTAAAAGAAAGAGCCTTGACCCTGACCGTTGGATAGGTAAGAATAAGAAACCGTGAAACAGAAGTGGGAGTGCCGTTACTGCGGCGCAAAAATCGAAACACTGATCACATTGACCTATCCACCAACACACAGCTGCCCGAAACAAGGGCAGCGAACAACACCACTAACCCAGAAGGGAACAAAATGAGTAACCAAATCACAATCACAGGCAACGTGGGTCAACAACCAGAGTTGCGTTACACCAACAACGGCCTTGCCACCATCGAGGTGTCTGTTGGGGTGACCCGCAAAACCCAAAACGATAAGAAAACCACATGGTTTGATGTTGTCGCGTTTGACAAACTGGCCGAAAACTTTGCGGCCTCATTCCAAAAAGGTAACCGTGTGATCATTGTGGGTCGCATGGAAAAGAAGGAATGGGAAACCAAAGACGGTAAGAAAGGTTCCAAGTTTCAGTTGATCGCTGATGACGGTGGCCTGTCTGTTCGTTGGGATGTTGCCCTCTTGGATCGCAGCGAACAAGTGGTAGCCCAAATCGGTAAAGCGTTCCCGCAAGCAAAACTGACAGACGAAGAACCGTTCTGACATGAGTGTTTCGAAGGGTGCGGAGATCCTGCATGAAGCACATGAGCTGATCACAGGGCCGCGACAAAACCAATACGCTCACCCTGTTGAGGATTACAGCAAAGTAGTTGACATTTTCTACGGGTTGACCGGTGTTGAGTTGACCGTGCAGGAAGCGTTGTGTTTCATGGTGGCTGTCAAGATGGCACGGTTACGCACAGCACGTGAACGTGGAACATGGCACCACGACTCGTTGGTGGACGCAATCGGGTATCTCGGTTGCATGAACATGGCACATGTCTCGTCCTGACACATACGATGGGTCGCCAGGGTTCTGCGACCACTGCTGGACAGTTTCAGATCTGTTGCAGAAAAGAACCAAAGAAGATGTGGCCCACTGCCAATGCTGGTGCCACCGGAAACAAGAACCAGAACCAAAGAAGGGAAGAAAAAAGAAATGAACTGGATCAATGACGCTGCCTGTCGCGGTGTGTCCCTCGGCACCTTTTTTCTCGAAAAAGGGAAAGCTACCGAACGCTACCCATACCAGCGGGCCAAAAACCTATGCCAACAATGCCCTGTCCAAACCGACTGTTTAGAGTACGCCATGCTGATCGAAACAGACCCAACCTACGGCAGACACGGTGTGTACGGCGGCCTCAGCCCAGATGAACGTGCCACTCTCCACAGGAAACGCCAACAACAAGTAGCCTGACACTGGTGAACAGCCCGCTACCGATTTTTATTGACCAAGCGTGGCAGGAACACGCCGCATGTGTCGGCGCAGCTACCGAAGTTTTCTTCCCTGACAACAACACCGGCCCCTACAACCAGGCTCGACTCCTATGTTTGCAATGCACAGTACGAAACACATGTTTAGAGTTCGCGTTACACCATGAACACAACCAACCGTACCGGTTCGGCATGTTCGGTGGGAAAACCCCACGTGAACGGGAACGGATCGCAGATAAAAGACCCGCCGCACCGGAAGGGTGACGGTGCAGCGGGTCCACTACCGAAACTAGCACCCTGGGCTACCGAGGTTCGCTACCGATTTGATGTGCTGCAAACAGTACGGTTTGTGGCCCTGCGGAGGCTACCGATACGTGCCACTTTCACTACCGAAGATGTTGCTACCGAACTGAAGGATCGTGAACTACCGATTTTTGCCACCACTATCCAGTGGGCGTTGAGTGAAGCGACCCGGTTGAAGTGGTGTCGGCCAACAGTGCGACCCGGTTTGTATCTTCCACTGATAGGGGTGAAACGTGTCTGAACCAACATTGTGGGACAGTGTGGAGTGGGTGATCGAAGATTGGGAGATCACGTTTGTTCTGTTGTGGTGGTGTAATGACTTGACAAGCTAACTGGTTGTTGTCATAATCCCGTTGTGCACCGGATCCACCGGTTGCACAGAAGGGAAACATGAAACTGACAGACGAACAAGTGGCCGCGCTACTTGACCACGAAACAGTGAACATTGGTGAGAGGTTCGCGCTTGAACTGAAGTTTGAGTACGACGATCTCGCCACGATCAACGATTTCGATTGTTACGGGCGTGTCTCGTTCAACACTCGAAAAAACTGGTACAGCAACACCGGCAGCAGACCCGAAGATTTCGACGGTATGGCCGAGATCATTGACACCCGCGACAGCCGGGTGTGGTGGCAACCACCAACAGATTGCCGGGACCAGTGGTACAGCAATCCACAGTTCCGTAGTTCACTACGCCAACAAGTGAGAGACATACTTGACTATGGGTTCCAAACAGTGTTCCTGAACTTGATTGAAACATGCGATCATTGTGGAACCCGCCGCACCATTGACACCGCCGTGTTGGGTGGCATTGAACCATTACTTGACAGCAACGAAATGTCAGTGTACGTTCACGATCTCGCAGCTGATTTACAGCTCGAAGAAACAACAAACTGAAGGGAAACAATAATCATGGGTTACTACGCCTCATTAGTAAAGGGTGATTCGTTCTACGTGACGGACCCCACACCGGTACTTGACTATCTAACCACTGAACGTGTGTCATGGTGCCGGGAAACATTTGAGTACCGTGCGTCAGAACAAGGCAGGACGCTCACCAGTGAGTGTGCCGCGCTCACTGATCTTCTGAACGACTACGGTTTTGACGTGTTCCACGAACAACCAGGGGACGGATCCGACGACTACGTGCTTGTGAACGGTTGGCGTGGCGACAAGCTTGGTGGCAGCTGGGACACCGTGTGGGAAGCGTTCACACTTGGGGTCGCTAAAGACACCGAAGCGTTCTGGATCATGCTTGGCGAGGATCACGAAGCATGGTGTGAACATTTGCAACGCCACGATCACAGCACCCGCGCAGTGGACATGGTTGTGAGGGTGTCGTAGTGAAGATTGTTCACCACCCTGCTGGCACCGTTGTCATTTCAAGTGAACGGTTCATTGCGTACTGGCGTGACGCTATTGAACATGGCACTGATGAAATGTCGTACAGTGATCTGGCTGACTTGACCCACGAAACACAAGTAGGGATTTTCAACTTTTGTTTTTGTGAAGAACAAGAACAGTTCCCATACGCAGACTGTCCGAGGTTGGGTTCCACTACCGAAAGTAACTGATCTGCCCGGTCCCCGTGAACAACCCGCTTGCTACCGAAAGTAGTGGGCGGGTTGTTTGCTACCGAAGGTAGGTTCCCCGGCCCCAAACTTGTCAGACCCCTGGCCCCGGCCCTGCTGCCCGGATCACCCGCCCCGCCAATCATTGCCGGCAGCTTGCCAGGATCCCCACAACCCCGGCCCACGATCCCCGGCCCCGATCTAGTTGTCAGGATCCTCGACAACCGGCCCACGATCCCCGGCCCAGGATCCTCAACAAAACACCCGGCCCTAAATACTTGACAACCCGCCACAAATCCGCCACAATAACGCCATGCATTACACAGCTACCCACACCGAAACCCTACTGGCCGCTAACCAATGGACTAAATCCAGCACACTCGACCCCAACGGCCAACCCTGGCACGTATCCCGATCCGGTAACGTGCTACCCGTCCGGGTGCAAGCTCGCGCCCAACTCATACACCGACACGCCAATCCCCGGCCTTATTTCTCGATCACTGGCGAAGTGTTCAACCCACGCAGCCGCCGCGCCGGTAGAGATGGCACCATTACCGGCGGCGCGATCCACGAAACAATCCTGCACTACTGGCCACAGCTCGCGCCCCTGGTCGAAATCCACCTATCTGATGACACCGGCGAACCCATGCACGCCGCCGCAAATGCGGCCTACTGGTCCGGACTCACCAAATACGTGGCCGCCGATCTCGACAAACTCACCCGACACTTACACGTGCCGCGAGACGTGGCCGCCGATCTCATGCATTGGGTGCACAATTTCTACGGAGACAACGCCGAAGCCTACGACGACATAACCACAGCAACCCAGGCCTGGACCGCCACTCTCGAAGATCACAAGATCTCACAAATCTACTGGCAACCCCAGGCAGCCGCCGCGCTCGCACTACTCAACAAAGTGGCCGCACAATGAACCCGGACCATTTCACGTGCCCCGATTGCGCCGACGATCTCACCACATGGGCCGACAACGCCGACTGGCACGAACTCGACCCCGCCCATAGGATCCCATGCGCAAAGTGTGGCCGATAACCATGAACACCCGCACCAAATACCCCCGCTACCTTGTCACCCACATGACAGAAGAAACCAGCTGCCAACAATGCGGCCAACCGCTAACTATTGGCGACATAATCCACACCGACGGACCCGCCGAAACATGGACAGCTTGCTCGACAGTGTGCGCACAAAAACTAGACAGGCCACAACCATGAACACCTACACCCACACCGAACACCTAACCCAACTCGCGGCCATAATCGGATCACTACTAGCTGCCGGGATACTCACCGCGATCCTGGCCGCCCACCCACGCACACCCAACCGCCACACCCGGCGACACCACACAGATCGAGCCAACACCGGCACGAAACCAACCAACCACCAGAAGGGACCCAACCAATGAACACCACCACAAAATGCCCGGAGTGCAACCGGATCTTCGACCTACTCGACGAAACCCAGGCCGAAGAATGGCACTACGGCCACGATTGCGAACCACAACCGGCACCAACCAACCCGGCACAAATCACACTGACAGCCACAGCCGGCACCCTGGCCGCAATCCTAAACGCCGCCAAAGTGTACGCAACCACTGAGAAAACTAAATACCACCTAACCGGCGCACAAATCCAACCAGGAACAGAACCCGGCACCCTCGACATTGTGGCCACTGACGCATACCAGCTAGCCCAAATCACCACCACCGCAGTCGAGCACAACGTCACCGAACCGGTAACACTGAACCTCGCCGAGATCCTGCCCGCACTCACCGCAGCAGCCAAACAAGACCCCAAACAAAACCAAGCCAGCAGCACACTGACCATAAACACCGAGTCCGGAAAATGGGCACTCACTCACATGAACGGCACCACCACCACCGGAAACGAGGCACTAATCCGGGCCGAGTTCCCACAATGGAAACCACTATTCCCCACAACCCGCGAACACGCCGGACCGGTAGCACTCAACTCCGAAAAACTCACCAACCCGCACAAAGCAGCCCGGCACCTATTCGGCACCAAAACCGAGCTACCGCTACTCATCGAGCACCTACAACCCAACAAACCCGCAATCATGAGCATCACCGGCACCGAACACAAGCTAACCGTTCTACTCATGCCAGTGAGACAGTGACAATGCCCGAAACCATAAACCAACTACCAGCACTAGCCGCAGTGATCGGACTAATAGCAGTACTAATAGCCCGCTACCACTAACCACCACCAAACCAACCACCCACACGGACCCGGCCACCGCGCCGGGTCCGTTCACGTACCAGCCGAAACCCACACGGACCCGGAACCCACAAACCCGCAACATAGGCAGGACCAGAACAACGAAACCCTGCCCACAAACCAGGCAGCTGCAAACATGGCCAGCAGCATGGCCAACCCGAACCACAACCCTGCACAACCAACAACCCGGCACCCGGCACAACCCCAAACGCGAACCCGTAGTCTGCCGGCACACCCCGGCTATAAGAGATTCATTACCTGTTTTGTATGTTTTCACTCTTTTGGGTGCGCTTGTTTGTGGTGGTGGCGGTGGGTGGTTGTGTGGTGACTGTGGGTGGTGGGTTGGTAGCAAGCCCCCCTTGAGGGGGGTGCGGTAGTGGGGGTGGTGGTTTTGGTGGTTTGGGGTTTGGCTTCCCCCCACGTTTCAGCTCTTTTGAGCTTGGTGGCCGTAGCCAGTTTGTTTTAGCCGACACCGTTTCGAGTTTGTGTTCTCTTTGATCATTTGTCGTTGATCACGCTGCTTGTTTCTCTTACGCAACAGGGGAAGGTTCGGTCTTGGGTACTTCTTGGTTGCAGGGAACATCTACCCACGTTTCCGTGTGTTTTCGCCCGCACCGTGCAAATGGTGTACGCCCTTGCTTGCCCTGTGTTTCCCAACATGAGGGGCTTGGTTTGTTGTGGTGTGAATGTAGCACAGTGTTGTACGGTGTTGTCAATGTTGGTGGCTGGTGTTGTTCGTGTTGTTTGTCCGTGTATTGTCCCTGTGCCGGGTCACGTGGTGTGGTGCGGTGATGATGAGGATGATGGTTGAGAAGGGGTTGGTGTGACTGATGGGTACTCGTCGGGTTGTTTCTGAGCGTGACAGGGCTTTGTTTTGGCAGTCTCGTAACTCTGGGTTGAGTTTGGTGGATGCTGCCCGTGTTGCGGGTATTCATGTGAACACTGCTTCGAAGTGGGAGGCGAAACGGAAGCAGGCTGTTGCGAAGAATGAGTTGGAGTTGTTGCAGGGGCGGGTGTTGGAGGGTCGCACGTCACAGTCGAAACGTGAGCGTTTAACTCAGGATTTGTTGGAGGCGCAAGATTTGCCTCCGGTGATCCCCGCTGACCGGTTGTGCCCTGAGGCAAAAAAGGGTTTAACTGATTTTGATTTTTTCAGACGGCATTATTTGGGGCGTGTTCCTAGCCCGTGGCAGGTGGATGCGGCGTACAAACTGGTTCAGTTGTTGGAATCAGATGAGAAACAGTTTTGTGTGGTGAATGTTGCCCCTGGTGCGGGTAAATCCACGTTGTTTCATGATGTGGCGGTGTGGGCGATTGTACGGAACAGGGCTGTTCGTGTGCTGATCGGGTCTGTTTCGCAGGCGATGGCTAAGCAGTATTCGCAACGTATCCGTCAAACATTGGAACGACCTGTTCCTATTGAACCGGACCCGGAGTTGGTGCGGCGCGGGTTGGCGTTGAACGCTGAGGGGTGTTTGCAGATTGATTACGGCAGGTTCAAACCAGCTTCTAAGGGTGCTATTTGGCGGGCTGAAGAGTTTGTTGTTGAGCAGGAGTCGTTGTCTGGGTTGGATAACAAGGAACCTACGGTTCGTGCTTACGGTTTTGATTCGGAGTTCATTGGTCACCGCGCAGATTTAGTGCTATTTGATGACGTTGCTTCCCCTGAGAACGCTAAAGATTCAGCTTCTCGTGACAAACTGTTGGAACGGTGGGATTCGATGGCTGAAGCCCGTGTGGATCCGGGTGGTTTGCTGGCTGTTATCGGGCAAAGACTTGGGCCGCAAGATTTGTACGCTCATTGTTTGTCAAAAGTGGTGTACGACGACGACATTGATGACTATGACGGGTCTGATGTGACCGAGTTGGACCCGGACAGGGTGGAACCAATCAAACAGGCGAAGTATCACCATTTGGTGTACCCGGCGTATTTCCCTGATTTGGACACCGGTAAAGAATCGAAACGTGTCACATCAAAACCGTGGCCTAACGGCCCCCTGTTGGACCCGTACCGGTTGTCGTGGAAAGATTTGTCGTACATCAAAAACAACAATCCGAACAAGTTTCGGGTGGTGTACCAGCAGGAAGATGTTGAAGCTGAAGCCACGTTGTGTGACAGGGTGTGGCTGGTTGGTGGCATGGGTCAAGATGGGGTGTACTACCCAGGGTGCATTGATGTGGACCGGCAACCAGGGTTTGTGGACCCGCATTTAGAGCAACCGTTGTTGTCCATCGGAGTGGTGGATCCGTCCCCAACAAAGTTTTGGGGTGTGTTGTGGTTGCTGTACCAACCGGAAACCAAACTGACCTATGTAGTGGATGTGGCCAGAACCAAACTGTCAGCTGAGGAACTAATCGGGTACAACATCACCAGCCGCGAGTTTTCCGGGTTGATGGAAGATTGGCAGAACCGGTCTGTGAGCATGGGGTTGCCGATCACCCATTGGGTGATTGAAGTGAACGCAGCTCAAAGGTTCCTTTTGGCGCATGATTATGTGCGTAAATGGCAGGCGTTGCACCGGGTGAATGTGCTTGGGCACACCACCGCAGCTAACAAACTTGACACCAGTTTGGGTGTTGAGGCGTTGATCCCACCTTTGGTTCGGTCAGGGTCGTTGCGGTTGCCTTCGATGCGTGGCAACTGGAAAACAATGGCGTTGGTGGACGAGTTGACCTCATGGACCTACGACAAGAAACAGGGAACAGACCTGGTGATGGCGTTGTGGATGGGTGTTTTGAACATTCCGAACCTTCTTGCACCCGAGTTGCCACCTGTTCTTCACCGCCCATCATGGCTTGTCTCCAAGTATGTTGGGGCTGGTGTGTAATATCGTTTCAACTATGTCAAACGCGAGGTGTGTAAGGTGATTTCAGCCGAAGAAATTGTGGCCTTATACAAGTCACGCCGTGAAAACCAGGGACCCCTGTTTAAACAGATGCGTGACGTTCAAGCGTTAGCGAACGGTGACGTGATTGTTCCGTTGAACGAACTGGACAAGCAAGCAAAATCGTCTGTGGCGAACCTCCTGGTTCAAGGTTTGGATCAAATGTCCATGCGTGTGTCGTCCACAATGCCGGTGCCGTATTTCCCACCGCTGCGTGAAGGTCAGGAACGCGCAAAACAACTTGCTAAAACCCGTAAGAAAGCAATGTTGTCTATTTGGGATTCGAACAAAATGCAGGGCAAGTTGCGTCGTCGTGCCCGTCACCTGTTGGCGTACTCGTCGTCACCTGTGGTGATCAAACCAGATTTCAAAACGTTGACCCCCAAATGGCATATTCGCAACCCGTTGCAAACGTTTGCTTCCCCAATGGAAGATATTGACAACCCTGTACCGGACAACGTGATTTTTGCGTATGGTCGAACCTTCAAATGGTTGATGGACACCTACGGGTACGCACTGCCAGGGGTCATGTATTCAAACACAATGCGTGACGAAAAGTTCATTGTTCTTGAGTACGTGTGCGCTAACGAAATCGTTGTTGTTGCCACCCCATCTGAGGACAACGAAACCCGTTTCACAATGCCAGCAATCGAGTTGGATCGGATACCTAACCGCACCGACATGCCGTTGGCTGTAATCCCGCAACGAATCACACTGGATCAGCCACGTGGCCAGTTTGATGGTGTGTTGGGAATGTATTACACACGTGCACGGTTGCAAGCACTCACCGAGATTGCTATTGAGCGCGGCATTTTCCCTGACGAGTACCTGGTTGCGCGACCTGGCGAAAACCCGCAAGTGATTCAGGTTGCTGACGGAAAACTTGGCATCCTCGGTGTGGTGAAAGGTGGCGACATTCAACAGTTGAACGCCCAACCTGGTTACAAAACCGATGTGGCGTTGGACCGTTTGGAACGCCAGGAACGCCTCGAAGGTGCAATCCCTGCCGAGTTCGGTGGCGAATCAGCAACCAACATTCGCACAGGTCGCCGGGGTGAAAACGTGTTGTCAGCCACCGTTGATTTCCGTGTCCAAGAAGCACAAGAGTTGTTCGCTGCGTCACTTCTTGAGGAAGATAAAATTGCTATCGGTATTGAAAAAGCGTATTGGGGTTCAGCACCAAAATCGTTTTTTATGCCTGGTCGCACCGGTGGCCGATCCGACTATGTGCCAAACAAACTGTGGGAATCCGACTACCACAATGTTGCGTACTCCGCATCTGGTTCAGATGTGAACAACCTGATTATCGGTATTGGTCAACGTTTAGGTATTGGTACCATGTCAAAAGAATCAGCCCGTGAAGCAGACCCGTTGATTTCGGACCCGGATTTGGAACATGACCGGATTGTGGCCGAATCAATGGAAGCCGCTTTGCTTGCATCAATCCAGCAACAAGCAGCTGATCCTTCCGGGCCGTACCAACCAGAAGATTTGGCGTATCTCACCAAACTGGTTTTGGTTGATGATGTTCCGTTGTACGAGGCTGTGAGCCGCACCCAACGCCGCGCACAGGAACGACAAGCAACACCGGCACCTGTCGGTGCACCAGAAACAATGCCCGGTTTAGCTGCACCTGGTGTTGGTGCCGAACAACCCGCACAAGGCCCAATGGGTCCTGGTGGCATTGAAGGCTTACTTGCACAACTTGGGGGTTGATGATGGCTGAGGCCAACCGCACCGATTTGAATAACCCTGCACGTAAGGTCGCTATGGCCGCAGCGAAAGGACAAACCTATGGGGCAGCCGCCGCACAAATGGAGTCCCAACGTGCCGTTCCAATGGGACAGGCACCCTCGGATGTGCAGGCAGCACAGACGGCCAGAACCGCACCCGGTGGTTTGGGTTCTTTTAATCGTCCCACCGAACGACCCGAGGAACCGTTAACAGCTGGTGCGAACTTTGGTCCTGGCCCAAACATGTTGCAAGCCGGTGTTAACCAACCAATGCGAGCAAATGTTGACAATGTTCTGCTCGAATTGCAAGAGTTGAACCGCATGTTCCCCAATGAAGATTTGACTGATCTTATTGACTCGTATGTTCGTGAAGGGTTCTAATGTCATCGTTTTCCTGGCTTGACCCACTCGATGAAGAAAATGTGCTGAACGATGTTTTGCGCATGGGCGAAGCAAAAGTTGACGCAACACAAGATTTAGCGAACCGGGTCGGCTCAATTTACAAGCAGGCACCGTGGATGAGCGCATCGTCCATTCTTTCGTTAGCGAAAGGTGACGCATCACCGCAGGCAGTTGATGCAATGAGCCGCACGGCAGCTGTTCGTGAATACGAAAAAGACCCGTCAAACGATAAAGGTAACTGGTTTCAACGCAACGTTTTAAGAAAAGCCGGTACAGCGTTCGAATACTTGGGTAAAGGTTTGGAAATGATGCCGTGGTACGACACTGTGAAAGGTGCGTCACGGTGGGTTTCAGCCGTACCAATGACAGCTGTTGAACTTATCCAGTCGTCGCCACGAATCTTGACTGGTCAGCAAGTCGGCAACGAGATGGGTGATCAACGTGGTCGAGCTGGTTGGTTTGCGTCCACGTCACTTGGCCAAATGTTTGATAACTGGCGCGACACCGGATCAGGGTTTTTCATTGGTGAAAAAGCACAGGAAACCCAGGCACGTAAAGCCCGCGAGTATCGGGGCACAATCAACGGTCATGCGTTCACCAATGGTCGCGGTGCAGCCAGTTTGTTGTTTGCACCAGGATCAAAAGAGTACAACTACCTGTCAGGGTTTATTGACGCAGCAACCAACATTGCGGGTGACCCAACCAGTGTTATCGGCAAAGGTGTCGCTGGTGTGCGTCAGGTTAGAAACTTGGTCCCGGCAGCAGACGATGTGGCGGGGATTGTCAGCAAACTGGCCCGCGCAGAAGCAGGGCTAACTGAAGCGGAATCGTTGGCGTTCAACAACAGCAAGTTTGGTAACTGGATCCAAAACAACTGGCGGGCCAAAGAGATGGTTCGCCAACTCACCGACGATGTTGATGAGCTGTCAATCATTGAACGGTTTGATGGACGGATTACGATTGATGATGCTCGTCGTCTTGCTCGCGCCGGTACAGAAGATGAGGTTCGAGGGATTATTGGTGAAGCAGCGGTCCGGTTGCAGGATTCTGTTGATGGCCGCATCCCATTTGTTGAGGACATTCGACAGGTTCGCGGAACTGGTTTGGTGTCGTCCCGTTTGCCGTTGCGGTCTTGGCGCAAACAAGGTTTGTTTGCTGACGCACCAGACAATTATCTGATTGTGAACGGCACCCAAGAGGACAACGTGAAAGCGGTCCGAAACGTTGGGAACTATCTGAAAAAGTTGGGTCTGAACCCTTACAAGGGTGGCGATGAAACCGCCCGCAAAATCATGGACAAAGCGTTTGAGGCGTATTCAGGTGATGGAACGCGACCCAATTTTGATGAGGTTCGTGACCTGTTCACTGGCAAAAATGGTGTTGTTCCGCTGGTGTTGAAGCAAGCAGGGTTGACTGACGAGGAAACAAAAGCGATTGTCACCGGTTTGGTCACCAAGTTGAAAAAGGCTGGCACCTACACTGTTGACGAGTTCGGTGACGTGGACGATGGTGGTTTCGTTGAACAACTCATCAACTCTGGTGTTGTGTCAGAAGAAGTGTTGAACGATTTTGTGCAACGAGGGGTGTTGGACATTGACCAATTAAGGTTACATGGACCTGGTGCACTGATCGAAATGTTGAACAGGGTCCAAATCTTGCCTGACGCTAGGGAAGTGGCCCGCATTGTGAACAACCCGTTCTACAAGTTCGGGACCCGTAAAACCCGTGTCGCAACAGACGCAATGGTTGACGGGGTGGAAGCGTTGCAGAACGCCATCTGGAAACCGTTGACGTTGATGACCTTCGGGTATGTGATGCGTAACATGGCTGATTCGCAGCTGCGTATCGCTGCTTCTGGTTTGGCAGGCATTGGCAACCACCCGATCCAGTATTTGCAACTTGTGATGGGGTCACGTGCGGTGGGCACTTTCAACAAAGGTGTCAAGTTCGCAGACGTTGAACAAGTTGACGAAATGTTGCCAGTGTTCCTTAACGATGTTGAGGACTTCCAGCAGGTGTTGGGCACTGGTGCTCACACAATGGTGCGAAGCAACACTCAAACAATGAGGCGACTGGTTCGAAACGGCAACTTCAGCATTGTGTCCAGAACCCAGGATGCAGCGTTGCACACCACCGGCATGGTGGACAGCATGCGCCAAATCCTTAAAGACCCGATCCTTAACTTGTACGCCAAAATCCGTAACAGTGTTGAGGAAGGCAAGCAGGTTGAAGTTCTTGTCAAATACTTGAAAGAATCCGACAAGGGACCGAAGTACGAAAAGTCAATCAGGGATTACCTTCGTCGTGGTATCCGGGCGGTGCGCAACGATGGCAGCACCGAATACGTTGATGTTGGCGGCAACATTGACGATCTGCCTATTGAAGATTTAGCAGATTTGTGGTGGCGTTTAACTCGAGCCAAAGCCGAAGCGGTGATCGGCAAATCAGACAAACTTCGATTTGTAGCGGCCTACAACGCAGTACCGGTGGGTGACCAGTTTGCTGTCACCAGCGGCGACAAACTGTTTGATGTTATTCAAAGGTGGGAAGAAACTGATAACGCTTTGACCGGCCCTGGCCGTGTTGTTGGCAGCGGTTTGGATTTCATGAAACCAATCAAGTTTGGTGAAGGCGAATCGGAACGTTTCTTTGTTATTTTGGAACGCACAAAAGATGACGTTTATGATGCGTTCACTGGCGAAACGGTGACCCAACCTCGATACACGTTGCAAGAAATCAGCAAAGCAGGGGTCCTTGACTCTGATCTTGGTGACAACGCTGTTCGGTCACTGATCGACGAGGAAGCAACAGCGTTGCGCACACCAACAATCGTTAAGGTCGCTGACCGCACCAATGTGGCAAACGCAGCAAACACCCCACTGGCCCGCACAATGGAACGGTGGGATAACGCCGTTGACAAGTTTTTCACAAACTTTTACGGCAAAAAAGTGCTGCTCAAGTTTGAACGCTCACCAGTTTTTAGACAGTTCTACTACCAAACAGCCGCCGACAACGTGGAATTGTTGTCCCGCGATGAAGCACAAGCCCTGCTCAACAACATTCGGGAATACGCAAACGAAGCGTTTAAGGACACCAAACGGTTCGGTATCCGCAACGAACAAGACCGTATGGCCCGCTATGTTGGCTCGAAAGAAATCTTGAACAGGATTCAAACCGCAGCTGAACGCGCCAACGGGGTCGGCACAGTTGACCAGTTGCAAGAATACGCTTCCGGTATTGCGATGCGCCGCACAAAAGATTTGTTGTTTGATGCATCACGCCGAAACAATCTGCAAGACGGTTTGCGTATCGCCGCGCCGTTTGCCTCGGCATGGCAAGAAGTGTTGGGGACCTACGGCAAACTGTTGATCGAGGACCCAACCAGAATCCACCGGGCACAAAAAGCGTTCACCGGTCTAACCAAGTTCGATCCAGACCAAGATGGGGATGGTTTCTTTTACCGCGACCCACAAACCGGACAATACAGCTTCACATTCCCCGGATCTGGGCCACTTATCCAATTCCTAACAGGGGTGAACGCCCCGTTGACAGCACCAATCAAAAACCTGTCAATCGGTTTAAGCCCACTGCCAGCGTTCGGGCCAGCAGTCCAAGTGGCGGCATCAAGCATCATTCCTGACACCCCAACTTTCGATGATGTAAAAAAACTGTTGTTGCCTTACGGTGATCAACAAATCAGCACTGTGGCGTTCCCCGGTTGGATGCGCAAAATAGCGTCCGGTTGGAACAGCAACACCGGTCAAATGGCCAGCGTTTATGGTCAAACTTTTGGTGACACTGTTCGAGCTTTGGCTGCGTCTGGGAAATACGACCCATCGGATCCTGCTTCCCGCGACCAACTGTTTGAGGATGCCAAATCAGCTGCCCGTTGGATCACCATTATGCGCGGTGTCAGCCAGTTTGTTGGCCCAACCGCAGGCCAACCAGAGTTCATTATACCCACCAATGAAGGTGACCAATACGCATCGTTCCTGATCAAAGAGTTCCAGAAACTTCGAGACAGCAACTACGACACCGCAGTATCCGAGTTCCTCAAAATCTACGGTGAGGACGCTGTAGCGTATGTGTCGTCCAAAACGAGGGCTGTGTTTGGTGGTTTGGAAGCATCAGCCGAGTTCTCAGATTGGGAACGTGAAAACGAAAACCTGTTCAGCAAATACCAGAAAACCGCTGGCTATCTTGGACCGTCCGACCCACAGTTCGATTTCCAAGCGTTGAACCGCCAGTTGCAAACCGGAAAACGTGAACGGTTGGGTGGCCGAGAAATCTTGGCTGACGCTGAAAGGAAAGCTGGATCAGCGAAGTACCGGGCGGCCAGGTTGAAAGTTGGGCCGTACCCGACAGAAAACCAAAGGGAGTGGTTGCGTCAGTACCGGGCTGCCCTCCATGCGGAGTACCCCGGTTTCCCGTTGAAAGCAGAGTTCAACCCTGGCGAGTTTGATAACACGATTCAGGAGTTGAGGGAACTGGTTGACGACCCGGACACTGCCGGTAACAAAACCGCTGAAAGCATCGCCCAATACTTGCGTTACCGCGACTCAGCATTGGCAAAGATGCAGGCCGCAGGCTATGTGTCTTTACAATCAAAAGCCGCGACACCGTTGCGGAACTGGCTGGCTGGTATGGCCCAATCGTTGATTGCTCAAAACCCAGAGTTTTCCCGTGTGTACGATAGGGAATTGGCACAAGAGGTTGAGGACTGATGGCATCAAGTCGAATAGCAGTAAACGAACCAAACCCACCGGAACCTGACGCACCTGCGCAGGCAAGCAGGTATGCGCTTCCAGCATCAACAGACATTCCAGCCCGTGAGGTCAGCAACATTCCTTTCACCCCACAACAGCGGGGAAGTGAAGCGTTCAAATCACAGTTCACCCCTGTTGGTGAAGGCAAAACGGTAGCCACAACCCCGTACTTTGCGGGTGGCCAAGTGTTTGACCGGTACATGTACAGCGGTCAAGCGTTGGTGAATGGTCGCGGTGCTATTGAACGCAAACCTTACGACCCTAACACTGAGGCGTACCCGGAACTGGTCAAGATGCCGTTCAAAGATCGTCAAGATTTTCTGGAAATGTTGCGCCAACGTGGGTTGTACGGCAACTCAAAACCGTCATCAACCGGGTTGGATAAAAAAGATATTTCAGCAATGGGCACATTCCAGTTGTATGCGAACAGTATTGGTCGCACAGCAGACGCAGCTTTGATCCAGTTGGCTTCAGATGTGCCGAGTATCACTGGTGCTGGTGGCGCACAACGTTTCCGGTACACAGCCAAATCTGATCTTCGAGCATCGTTCCGTGAGGTGTACCGTCAACAGACCGGTACCACCGCACCCAAAGAACTTGTTGACCAGTTTGTTGATCGTTACCGAGCATTGGAAAAACAAGAAGCAGCAGGTGGTGAGGCTGCCCCAACGGTGCAGACTGTTGCTGAACGTAGTGTGTCAGCTAACGCCGGTGCTGACGAAAAGGCTTACGGGTTTGCAAAAATGGCCATGATGTTTGAGCGTTTGCTAAGGAGTGCATGATGGCGGCCAAGAAGAAAACAACACCGCGCAAACCAGCCAAACCGAAGCAGACCCCTGCACAAAGCACCAATGTTCCCGCAGCTGACGCAGCCAACGATTACGACGATGTGGTTCGAGCTAAATACCCTGCATTTGCGTACTTGTTGGACAACCCGGAATTGTACGGCCCAGAAATCACCGCATTGTTGCGCCGTGCTGTGGAGGATCGTTGGTACGAAAACGACGATGGTGGCCTATCAAACCTGACTGGTGCGTACAAAGCAACCCCGTACTACCAGCAAAACACCGCTGATGCCCGCACTTTTGACTCATTGGGTGATGCTGACAAGAACGCTCAAACAGCGAAAAAGTTGCAGGAGATCCGTGACATCATCGGGTCTGCACCGGTTCCAGAAATCGCGTTAAACGGTTTAGCGAGGGACGCTGCCCGCAGAAACATCACCGGCAAACAACTTGAAACGTTGTCGTTTTCAACAGTTTTCCAAAACACCCGTCAAGGTGGGTACGAGTTTCTGCCAGCGGTTGAAACGGCACTCAATTCAGGCGATGCGGAAAAACTGAAAGACACCGCCCGCAAATACTTCACAACTGTCAGCGACAAAGATATTGAAGATTTGTTGGTGGGTCGCAAAACGAAAGATGATTTCAACGCTTTGTTCAAAGAGAAAGCAAAAGGTGCCCACCCGCATTTGGCTGGTCAAATTGATGCCGGTTTGACAGTTGAAGATATTGCGTCGGATTACAAGGTGTGGGCTGCCCGTGTTCTTGAGAAACCGGAGAGTGACATTGACATGACCAAACCAGAGTTTCTGGCATCGTTTGCTACATCAACAGAGAAAGGTCCACGTCAGTTGTCTTTGTCTGAGTGGATCAACAAACTTCGTACCGATGCCAAGTATGGTTGGCAGTACACGAAAACAGCCAATGATGAGGCTAAAGCAGTTGCATACAATTTGGTTCGCACATTTGGGAAGGTATGATGGCTGAGCAGCAGGACGCACGAAAAATCTTGTCTGACCTTTTAGAGTCTTACAAACTTGGGTCGTTGACCGATGTGATCTGGTCAAAGGTGTCTAACGAGGAAATAACCCGTGAAACCCCTATTGACGAAATTGGTTTCATGATTAAAGACACTGAGGCGTATAAGCAACGGTTTGCCGGGAATGTTGCTCTCGCCAAAGCAGGGAAACCGGAACGGTTAATCAGCGAATACCTGCGATTGGAAGAAGCGTACAAAGCAGCAATCCAGGGGTCTGGTATCCCGGAAGGGTTTTATGACAGCCCCGAGGATTTTGCTTCGTTTATTGGTCAAGATGTTTCGGTGGCAGAAATCCAGGATCGTGTGAACCAGGGTTTTAGGGCTGTTGCTGATGCCAACCCGCAGGTGGTGGCCCAGATGAAAGAGCTGTATGGGGTTGATGAGGCTGGTTTAGCCGCATACTTTTTGGACCCCGCAAAAGCCACCCCTGTTTTGACCCGGCAGGCACGTGCAGCCCAGATAGCTGCCGAGTCCCGCAGGCAAGCCTCGATCCAGTTGGGTGTGTCTGAAGCGGAAGCTTTGGCCCGTGAGAACGTCACACAGCAACAAGCCCAGGCCGGGTTTGCCCAGATCGCTGAACAGCAACAGTTGTTCACCCCAATCGCAGGGGAACGAGGCGAGATCACCCGCGAGGAACAGATTGCTGGCACGTTCGGCACCAGTGAAGCAGCCCGTGCCCGGATTGCTTCACGTGCCCGTCAACGCCGCGCCGAGTTCGAAGCTGGTGGTTCGTTGGCTGCAACCACGCAAGGGGTCGCTGGTCTGCGCACGGCATGATTGTTTGCAATCATTGCGAACAAGAGTTTGATCCGGTAGCGCACCGTTGGCGGTGCCCTCACTGCGGTTTCAAAGCTCACTGTTGCGAGGGTGCTTGCGGAAGTTAGCACCTGTGTGCTACTGTTAGCAGTGATCCCGATGGGAGGACCCAACAGGAAGCCCTCGCACTGTTGGCGTAAGGAGAGGTGACAACATAACCAAGCAGCCATCACACACCTCCGGTGTGATGTGGGCCTAAGGAGAGTGCCATATGTCAGAAAACGACGACTTCATGGATGAAGGATCAGAGATTCAGGAAACCCGTAATCCCCTTCGGGCCAGAATCAAAGATTTGGAATCCGAGATCAAGTCTTTGAGACAGGTAGCAGCGGAAGCTGAACAAACCAAACGTGAAGCAGTAATGCTGAAAGCAGGGGTTAACCCTGACGATCCAGCGTCACGTTACTTTGTGAAAGCTTACGATGGCGAACTGTCTGTTGACGCGATCAAACAAGCCGCCGTTGAAGCCCGGTTGTTGTCACCACCCACCCCAGACCCAGAAGTTGTTACCGAGCAAAACGCTTGGAACCGACTGAACAAAGCGGCGGCTGGCGCACAAGACGTTCTTCAAACCATTGATTTAGAGGCCCGTATCAAGAACGCAAGTTCTGAGGCAGAAATCATGGCAATTTTGGCTGAGGCACAAGGCAATAACTAACCCTCAACCTCAAAGGAAAAACCAAAATGGCAAACGAGACAACCACCTCGTCCCTTTCGGTTGACCAGGTTGCTTTTGACCGCCTTGCCTATTTCGCACTGCGTTCAGAACTCCTGTTCGACCAGGCTGCCGATGTGCAGCCAACCCGTCAGGCAATGCCCGGAACTGGTGTCACATTCACCATTTTCAACGACATTGCAGCCGCAACTTCGACGCTGGATGAAGTCACCGATGTGACCCTCACCGCCCTCAGCGATTCGCAAGTCACGGTCACCCTCAACGAGTACGGCAACGCCGTGGTCACCACCGCCAAGCTTCGCGGAACTTCGTTCCTCGACGTGGACGTGGCAGCGGCCAACATCATCGGTTACAACGCCGGTGACTCGATTGATCAGGTTGTCCGCGAAGTGCTCGCCGGTGGAACCAACGTTGTGTACGCATCCGGTGGGGCAACAACCCCGTCGAGCCGCGCAACGGTTCAGCCAGAGGACGTGCTCGCAGCTGATGATGTTCGCAAGGTTGTGGCACAGCTTCGTGCCGCCAACGTTGCAACGTTCAACGGTGCGTACATGGGTTACATCCACCCGGATGTGTCCTACGACTTCCGTTCAGCAACCGACGCAGCAGCGTGGCGTACCCCCGCCAACTACGTGAACCCTGCCGGTATCTACAACGCCGAGATCGGACAGTTTGAATCGGTGCGTTTCATTGAGACACCCCGCGCCAAAGTGTTCAGCAACTCGTCGGACGGTTCCGGTTCTTCAACCGGTTCGTCGGCAACAGTTGACGTGTACTGCACTCATGTCATGGGTCGTCAGGCTCTTGCAAAGGCGTTCAGCACGTCTGATGGCAACGGTGCGGTTCCGAAGATTGTTCGTGGCCCGGTCACGGACAAGCTCATGCGTTTGCAGCCAATCGGCTGGTACTGGCTCGGCGGTTACGGACGCTTCCGTGAGGCAAGCCTCCGTCGCATCGAGTCGGCATCAAGCATTGGTGCTAACTGATTCCTGACGCACAGGTAAGTGAAAGCCCCTCGCTTCGGCGGGGGGCTTTTGCTATTTTGGGTTAATGCCTTCGTTTTTTCGTCCACCAACTGACCCGTACCATGTGTACGAGGATGCGCCAGGAACACGCATTTTTAGCCGCATTGTCGCAGGACCGGAAGGCCGTAACGTGTACAAACTTGTTGATGGCACGTACACTGAGAACCAGCCACCGGACAGTGAGGACATTGCGATTGTGTATTACGGCGGTCATGTGATTGAACTCACCGCACAAGAAGTAACCGATCTGACAGCTGCGGGCTATGGGGCGTTTATATCGTGAAGCACAGGGAAACTCACCCGAATCTTGATGTGGATGGTTGTTTTGGTTGCCGTGTTGCGCAGGTCCGAGTGGGGTCTAATTCCACAACGACCCGTGGTGCGAAGGTTGCGGAAGTGAACCAAACGGAACGTAACTGGAACCGAGACATGCCTGCTTACAAACGGCTTCGAGCTGAGGGTTTGCAACCAAGTCGGATCGATGGGGCCGCCGAAGTGGAACGCAAAGCAAAAGAAGCGTGGCAAGTTGAAACCGGGATTGTTTAGGTATCAAACCCTCGTTTGAACTCATCATGGGGGATGAGGTAGCCGGTAACTGCGCCGACCCAATCAAAAATGTCATGGATCACTTTCGGGTATGCGGACATATGTTCGTCCACAATTTCTTTGGAGTGCAGGAACACTGAGGCTTCACGCCCGTACAGCATTGTTGGTTGTGGCAAAACATGAATCGGTTTGAACATCAGGTTTGCAAGCATCCCGTAATGAAACCCGTACATAGTGTCCATTTTCTGTAACGCTAAAGCAACATCGTATGCGTCACGCTGGAACGTGGTCGCTGAAATCAAGGTGTGGGCAGCTATAACCCAACCGGCGTTTGCCCCGATCAGTGCATCGCAAAACGCTGCGTATGTTGGGTATGTTGAACCTAACGGCACCCCAATGTTGTGTTTCGCTGAAGGTTGCAGAATTAGACCAGCCCCGTCACGGCACGCCTGCAATGTGCTTTCAATGGCACCTGGCAACATCTGCTCGTCGTCGCCAATAACCCAACAGTAGGTGCCGTTGACAAGGGTTGGTCCGACACAGATGTTTGGGTCGCCTCCAATGTTGCGTCGAAGTTCACGATGTTTCACCCAAGATGGGATGTTGTACGGTTTGTCGCTTTTGTTCACGGATACGAACACGTCCACTTCGTCGCACATTTGGGGTTCAATGCTGGCGAACAGGCGGTCAAGCAAATGGGGGCGGTTCCATGTTGGGATGTAGATACTGAGCAACCCCATCACCTACACTTTAACCATGAATTATCAGCATTGGCATGGGTTCAGTGATACCCGTTTTGGTTACGGGTCAATGCTTGACGGGTTTCTATCATCAGTACCCAAAGGGGTGAAACTCAATGAGAAAGCATCTGTTGATGTGCACATGGGTGTGCCGTTCTCTTGCAGAGGTTGGCTGAAAGGAACCCACCGTGTCCTGTTCACGATGTGGGAAACAAACGAACTGCCGTCCAACTTTCGTCGCTACATCCCCATGTACGACCAGGTGCTTGTCCCAAACGAGTTTGATGCCGAGTTGTTCAGTAAGCACCACAAGAACGTGGGCGTTGTCCCATTGGGAGTGGACACGGAGTGGTACAAAACAATCGAGGTGCCACGCCTTGACCGGTTCCAGTTCCGTGCAGGTGGCTCATTGTGGGGTCGCAAAGGACTGGACGTTGTTGTTAAAGCGTTCAACAAACTAAACCTGCCCGATGCCGACCTGCGCATCAAAGCAGCACCACACGCCAGAGACGTACCAGACGGCCCGTTCGGGGACAACATCTACCTGGACCGGCAGTGGATGAGCGAGGAAGAAAAACGGGAATGGTTCGCCCAATCAGATTGTTTCATTGCTGCAAGCCGTGGTGAAGGGTTCGGGTTGATGCCGTTGCAAACAATTGCAATGGCAGTCCCCACCATCATTAGCCTCACCACCGGACAAGTCCAGTTCAGCCACCTTGCCACCGGTACGGTGCCCTGCACAAAACGTCAATCCAACTCTGTTGGGATGTGGGACGAACCAGACCTGAACCAACTGTGCGAACAAATGATGCACCACTACGAGAACCGTCAACAGGTCCGCACGCAGGCTGTGATCAACAGTGTTGAAGCCCAAGATTTCTCATGGGGCAAAGCCGCAACCAAACTGGTCGCAGCACTACCCAAAGGGTTATTGCTTACCACCACCGACTTTGACGAACTGACCGTCATCCAAAAGGTCCGAGCCATCAGGGGGGTTCAGGCTGACATTGGCAAAAACCGGATACGCCAAAAAGCCGGGGACATTTTTCAGGTAACCGATGGGGAGTATCAGGTACTATTCGATGCAGGAGTGATAGAGCTGGCATGAAGAAAAAAGCGTTCTGGGACACAAAAAACCCAAACAAGAAATCAACACCGTTGACCCCCGCCCAGAAGAAGGCGGCTCAGGCACGTGCAAAGAAGGCGGGTCGCCCGTACCCGAACCTTGTTGACAATGCGTGGGCAGCGAAACAATGACCATCGAATACAGAGGCGAAAAGTTCGCCGGTTACAACAAACCGAAACGCACCCCCAACGCCAAAAAGTCCCACGCCGTTCTCGCCAAAGAAGGCGACAAAGTGAAACTGATCAGGTTCGGGCAGCAAGGGGTGCAAGGATCACCAGAGGGAACAGCACGGAACCGTGCGTTCAAAGCCCGTCACGCAGCGAACATCAAGAAAGGCAAGATGAGCGCGGCATATTGGGCAAATAAGGTCAAATGGTAGGCTCGGGTCGTTATGGCTGAACCGTCAACACAAGATTTAGTTTTTGTTCGTGGTGACACCGAAACGTTGTCTGTAACAATGACAACTGACGGAACAACCGCGATTGATATTACTGGTCGCACCTACTCGAGCCAGCTGCGTACAGCCCCAGACGCAACAGTTGTTTCTGCTACCGCCACCTGCACCGTACCCACCGGCACCGATGGCAAGGTAACTGTGGTGTTCCCTGCGACACAAACCGCTTCACTGTCACCAGGGTTTTTTTATTGGGATCTGCAAGAAAACGCATCGGGAACAATCACTACGGTGCTCAAAGGCGAGGTTACTGTTCTTGCTGATGTGACGAGGTAGCTGTGGCTACCTTAAACGTAACGATCAACCGTGGGACGAATGATCTTGTTGCGTACCTGATTACGGTTACACGTGCAGATCAAACAGTTGGTGCGTTGACCACAGCTGTGGTGTCATCGCAAATTGTTGGTTCTGAAATTGTTTTGATTGGATCGTCGTCAGCTGGTCCTGTTGGTGCGCAAGGCGCACAAGGTGCTACAGGGTCGCAAGGCTCACAAGGCCCGCAAGGATCACAAGGACCGCAAGGGGTGCAAGGTGCAACGGGTGCTCAGGGGGCCACCGGCGCACAAGGTGCGCAGGGGTCACAAGGTCCGCAAGGCGTTCAAGGAAGTCAAGGCCCGCAGGGGGCAACCGGTGCGCAGGGTGCAACCGGTGCGCAAGGCGCAACTGGTGCGCAGGGACCGCAGGGTGTTCAAGGTTCACAGGGTCCTCAGGGGAACATTGGGCCACAAGGTTCGCAAGGTTCTGTCGGGCCTCAAGGTGCTCAGGGTGCGACTGGCGCACAGGGACCACAAGGTGATGTAGGCCCACAGGGGGCAACTGGTGCTCAGGGTTCACAGGGACCACAGGGTACACAGGGGGCGCAGGGACCGCAAGGTGATATTGGACCTCAGGGACCACAAGGCGCACAGGGTGCTACCGGTGCCCAGGGTCCTCAGGGTCCCCAGGGTGATGTTGGTCCTCAGGGTGCTACCGGTCCACAAGGCGCACAAGGTGCCACAGGTCCGCAAGGACCGCAGGGCGACATCGGCCCGCAAGGACCACAAGGTGCGACTGGTGCTCAGGGTGCGCAAGGACCACAAGGTGCGACAGGACCGCAAGGCGCAACAGGACCTCAGGGTGCGCAGGGTGCGCAAGGACCACAAGGTGCTGAGGGTGGCTCATCTGTTTTGACAGCCACAGGCGACTTGTTGACCCGCAACGTCAACAACGATTTGGCTCGTCTTGAAGTTGGCACAGATGACTATGTGTTGACCGCTGATTCCAACGAACCGACTGGTTTGGCGTGGAAACCAACTGCGGAAGCAGGCACATCCGTTCAAGAAGGTCGTAATATCAAGATGATATTAATAATGGAAGTGAACCCGTAATGGCTGTTAATGACGTTTTCCCGAAGATGCTGAAAGCACCCACGTTTCTCGGCACTTCTGACACCACTGTTTTCACGGTGACAACGAACTATCAGTGGGCGATCAAGCAAATCATTGTGTGCAACACCGATTCAACTGAGCGTTGGGTGACGTTGGCGTATGACGGTACTACGGCTTCTGCGGTGAATTGTTTTGTGTACCGTTTGCCGATTGCGGCGAATGACACGGTTGTGTTGGATACGGCGTTGGTGTTTGAGTCTGGTGACACGTTGCGTGGTGCGTCGGATACGGCTGACAAGGTGACGGTTTGTGCGACTGGTTGGGAGAGGCAGACCGCCTGATGGGTATTTCTGCTGGTTTGGGTACGGCTGGTTTGCAACCGGCTGTTTGTACTTCAACGACTCGTCCTGCCGCCCCTTATGAGGGGCAGATGATTTATGAGACGGATACAAACCGTCTTGTCATTTATGACGGCTCAGCATGGGTTTACATTGCCGACACCGATACCCCGCCAGGTTTAGAGTTCATCAAAAAAGAAACACTTACCAGTGGTTCAACAAAAGAAGTCACCGGTGTATTTTCTTCGACGTTCACCAATTACAGGGTTTTAATTTCGGAACTGCAAACATCAACCGAAGCGAACATCTATTTTAGGTTTGGTACAACAACTTCTGCGTATTACGGAACTTACTATTACGACAAGTTTGATGCCAATAGCACTGGAACAGTGCGCAAAAACAATGGGGGAGAACTACAGATATCCATTGCTGCTAATTTTTCAGGTGATGCAGTAGTTTCTTTTGATGTGGGTGGACCAAACACTACAGCATCACGCAAAAATATTACTGGCACATCATACGGTTCCGGCTGGACGGGTTGGTTTGGTGGTGCGGTAGTAAGTTCCACACAGTTCACATCGTTCACGATTGGAACCGCATCGGGCACATTTTCTGCGGGGAATGTTTTTGTGTACGGGTACAGGGGTTAGCAGTGGGTATCAGCAATATCTCTAACGGTTGGCGGCCAGGAATCTGCACCAGCGCCACACGCCCAACCGCACCCTACGAAGGCCAAATGATTTACGAAACCGACACGAATCAGGTGTTGGTGTACGACGGGTCGTACTGGATTTCGGTGATGCCGCAACGCAACTTGTTGTTTAACGGTGCAATGCAGGTCGCACAACGAGCCACATCAGCCAGTGGATTAGGAACAGTCACGGCGTATTACACGGCAGACAGATGGCAAACGAACATGACAACGATGGGGACGTGGACCCAATCAGTTGAAAACGATGCCCCCACGGGGTCAGGTTTTCGTAAGTCATTGAAAATGCTTTGCACGACAGCAAACGCCAGTTTGAGCGCAGGGTCGGAAGGCCACATTCGGCAAATGATTGAGGGACAGAATCTTCAGTCAATCAAAAAAGGAACATCGTCAGCGGAACAGATAACAATTTCTTTTTGGGTGAAATCAAATAGAACCGGAACCTACACACTGGAGTTATACGACAACGACAACACAAGGCAAATAAGCAAATCGTATAGCGTAAGCGCATCTGACACGTGGGAGTTTAAGTCGTTGACATTCCCTGCTGATACAACTGGTGCGTTCGATAACGACAACGGCTTATCGCTTTATGTTCTTTGGTGGCTTGCAGCAGGCACAAACTTCACCTCTGGTTCGTTGGGTTCGTCGTGGGCATCTGCCACAAGTGCTAATCGTGCCGTGGGTCAAACCAACCTTGCCTCTGCTACGAACAACTACTGGCAGATAACCGGTGTTCAGATGGATGTTGGTGCGAACGCTTCACCGTTTGAGTTCAAAGACTACGGACGAGAACTAGCAGAGTGCCAACGGTATTACGAAAAGTCATACAACACCGCCAGTTTTGCTGGTGCGGCAACAGCCGCAGGACGTATCCGACTCTTCAACTATGCGGCATCAACCCAAGATGCAAGCACGGCCTTGTATTGGAAGGTGCGCAAACGTGCCGCCCCTACAACAACTGTTTATGATTGGTCGTCTGGTGCTTCTGGTGCCGCTTCGATTGACAACATGGGTGAAACGGGTGGGACAATGTTCAAAACATTGGGCACGTTAGTTGCTGAGTTTTTCCAAGTGACCGCAGATGCGGAGTTGTGATGTACAGATTCATTAAAGGTCTTGATGGTTCTTTGAATAAAGAGATTGTTGTTCGTTTGTCTGATAATGCGAGCATCCCTTGTGTTGAGGGTAATCGTGATTATCAGGAGTATTTGGGGTGGGTTGCTGAGGGCAACACCGCCGAGGAATGGACCGGTGAATAATGCCCCTATCAAACTATCTTCCGTCTAGTCGCCTCATTCAGCCTGGGGTTTGCACGTCAACTACTCGTCCTGCGTCACCGTATGAGGGTCAAGCCATCTACGAAACCGACACCGACAAAGTGCTGGTATGGAACGGGACAGCGTGGTACGCAAACTGGAATCTTCCGTGGGGAATGGTCAAGTTCGTGTCATCCACATCCGCTACCTACACATTCACGGCTAGTGGTGAAGATGACCTTGCGACCACGGGTTCATTTACCGCCGTAACTGGACGCAGATACCGCATACAGGCACAGTGTTATACGGCTAAAACAACCAATGCTGGAAACCTGTACGCATGGTTGCTTGATGGTGCAGGCACTTCAGCAAACGCAATCCAAACAAATCTCACAAGCATGGACGGCGGATACGGTCTAACAATGCATTTGCTGTGGACGGGAACACTATCTGCTGGTTCGCATGATATTTACCTGCGTGTTGGGGTAAGCAACAATGGTGCAAGTTTTACCAGTTCATCAACGCAACCAACAACAATTATTGTTGACGACATAGGACCGTCTTGACCCAAATTGAAGGGGTCTCATGCTGAGTGTCATCACCACCACCTACAACACCCCACCCCACATCCTTGCCCGCACCTGGGCCTCACTAAAACACCAAACCCACCAAGATTGGGAATGGGTCATCTACGACGACTCCACCACCGACACAGTGCAACACCAGGTGTACGGGTTCTGCTCAGATGAACGCTTCACCATCCGTTACTTCCGACCACACACCCCATCAGGCGGCAACATCGGCTATGCGAAACGCATGGGGTTCGGACTGGCACTAGGAGATGCGCTGGTCGAACTTGACCACGACGACGAACTAACCCCCGACGCACTCACCCTCATCGCAGAAGCGTTCACCAACCCCACTGTTGGGTTCGTGTACTCCGACTGGTGCGAAATCCTCCCAGACGGAACCTCAGGCAAATACCCTGACGGGTGGGCGTTCGGATACGGCGACCACTACTGGGACACCGAGCACAACGTGTGGGCAATGAAAGCCCCACCCATCAACCATGTCACCCTGTCCCACATTGTGTCCGCACCAAACCATGTGCGGGCATGGCGCACCTCCGTGTACCACCACATCGGCGGGCACGACACCACCCTCCCTGTTGCTGACGACTACGACCTTGTGGTGCGCACACTGGCAGTGACAGGTTGGGTGCATATCCCGAAGATGATTTACAAACAGCACATTGGTGGGCACACCGCACAACGTCAACGGAACGGGTTGATCCAGCAGCTTGTTGCTGAAATCAGGGCTAAACATCCGGAAATGATCTTTGGGCTAGAATGACCCTCGACTTAGGAGGTCTGATATGCCGATGGTTGGCAAGAAAGAATACCCGTACACCAAAGCCGGTATGAAGGCTGCGAAAGCCGAAGCGAAGAAAAGCGGCAAGCCGATGAAGAAGGCTAAGAAGAAGAAGTAAATGTCCACAGTCGCCGCACTGATCAACAGAACACAACGTCAACTGTTGTCCGGTCTTGTTGAGGAACGCAACAAACTTGCTGTTGCCCTCAATGCCACCGGCACAACAGCCACGTTCACCTACGAGTTGAAAGCGATCCGTGAAGGCGCAATAGTTGAAGTTGATAGCGAACTGTTGTACGTGTGGGATGTAAATGTGGCGAATAAAACAGCCACAGTGGAACGTGGTTTCAACGGCACCACCGCAGCTGCCCATACCAGTGGCACCATTTGCACAATCAACCCACGGTTCCCCCGCAATCAAATCATGGAAGCGTTCAACGACGATCTTGCGGATTTGTCAAGCCCAATGAACGGGTTGTACCGGGTGAAATCGTTGGACATTTCGTACAACGGGTCTGACACGATGATCAACTTGCCATCGGTGAACGATGTAATCGAGCTGATCGAGGTTCGGTTGCGGTACAAATCAGACGATTACCCGATGATTCGCCGCACCAGCATTATCCGTAATCTTCCAACAACAGATTTTGGGTCCGGGATAGCACTCAAGTTCAACGAAGCAACCCGGTCAGGGAATCTGCGTGTCACCTACAAAGCACCTTTCAATAAGGTGACCCAGGAAACAGACAACCTGCAAACAGTGGCCGGGTTCCCATTGTCAGCTGAGGACATTTTGGTGATGGGTGCCGAAATCAGGTTGATGGCCCCCCGTGAAATGAAACGAAACTTTGTCGAATCACAAGGTGACACCCGCCGCGCCAACGAAGTTCCAGCCGGGGCTGTTGCTAACAGCATCAACAACATGATTCGTTTGCGACGTGACCGGATCACAGCAGAAGCAACCAAACTGGACAGCCAATACCCCGTGTATTTGAACAGGGATTAGTAGATGGCAACGCCATTCACCATCCCTTACGTCAACACCCCAGGTTATTTTTCTGGTACGTCTGTTTCAAGCGACCTGATTCCGAGCGTATGGCCGGTTGCTATCAACGGCAGACCGTACATGTTGGACATGGAATCAGGTGCGTTTGAGCAAGCGTTTGAACCACGTGTCCGTGATTCTGTTGACCAGTCCACTGCACCGAGCGAAGCAGCAATCAACCCTGGTGGGTTGTGGCGACGTGGGCAAGACAGCTGGCATTTCGGTGCCGGTCAACCACATGCCGATCTTGAAGATTCGGCACCGTACCGTTTCTACAAATCTAAAGGCATTAACTGTTGGGTAAAAGGCCAGGTGTCGCTACTGAACGACACACAGTTGTTGTTCCCTTCAACCGCGACCAATCTGCAACTTCTTGAAGTTGACGGTTACCTGTATGTTGCTGATGGGAACGATCTGCGTTTCTCTGACACCCCATTCACAGCAGCTAAAACAGCAACAATTTCCACAGTGTCCGGTAACGGGTCCACGATGACCTATACCACCACCGCTAATCATGGTTTCACAGCGGGGCACATCGTGACCGTGACCGGTGTTAGCCCTGCCGGTTACAACGTGACCAAAGCAACGATTGCTACAGCATCAGGAACATCGTTCACGGTTGCCGGCACCGAATCCGGGGCTTATGTTTCTGGTGGGTCAGCAACCGAATACCCGTGGACCAACATTGGCACCGGGGAACCAAACGCCGCAATCAATTCGATCACCACTGACGGTTCACAGATTTATGTTTCGTATGTTGACGAAGGTATTTTGATGACCACACCAGGGTCCACCACATTGACTGATCATTACGCAACATCTGGTGGCACCTACAACTATGCAACATTGGGTTTTGCTAAAGGGTTTGTTTTGGGGACCCACAGCGATTCAGGTGATGACAACATCCATGTTCATGTTGTTACTTACATGGCAAGCACCAGTCACGGCAGCGCAGTAGCCACATTCCGGGATCCGAACAGCACTGTTGTTGGTATTGCTGGTGGCCAAAACCACATCTATGTTGGGGTGAACTCAAACGATGTTGGATATGTGTACAAACTTGGGATTAAAAGCGACGGAACAGTTGATGTTGCTGTTGTGGCTCTCGAGTTGCCACGTGGCGAATATGTCACAGCGTTAAACAGTTATCTTGGGTTTGTTCTTGTTGGCACCAACAAGGGTGCAAGGTTTGCGAGCACGGATTCTGATGGCAATTTGATCTCGGGTGCGTTGATCGCAACGACAAGTGATGTGAAAACGTTTGTTGCATCAGATCGTTTTGTTTGGTTTGGTTGGTCAAACTACGATGGAACATCAACAGGTTTCGGACGCATGGATTTGACCACGTTCACCAGTGTGAATACCCCCGCATACGCAACAGATCTCATGTACACATCAACCAACAGTGTGTTGGGGTCAGCTGTGTTCGGTACCAAGTTGCTGTTCAGTGTTTCAGGGGTTGGGGTTGTGGGCGAAAACACGTCACAACTGGTTTCGCAAGGAAACATTGAAACCGGAACATTCAGGTGGGGTATCCCGGACCGCAAGTTCGTAGCCCGTTTCGATGTTCGATCATTGCCTCTGGACGGAACCGTAACCTCGTACATTTCTGCTGATGGTGGCGACTACACCAACATGGGTGCCTGGTCCATTGAGGAAGCAACCGAAGTGACATTGCCAGGAACCGACGATAAATCAATCGAGGTGGATTTCAAACTGGTTCTGGACCGGGATTCGACGGTCACTTTGGGTCCGATTGTTACCAGGTGGATGGCCCGCGCTTACGCTGCGCCGTTCCGATCAGAAGTGTTCCGTATCCCTGTTCTGTTGCACAAGGTGGTCAAGTTGAAAGACCGCGATGTGTACCTGGATGTGAACAGTGAACGGGAAGCGTTAGCTGAACTGATCCAAAACCCGAGGATTGTGACCTTGCAAATTGGGCAAAGATCGTATGCCGCTATTGCCGAGGATTTGGTTTGGCAACCGCAGGATGCCATGAGCCAAATCTGGGATTGGGAGGGTACTGCTACTATGACTCTCCGAAGCGTGGAAAACTAGGAGTCAAGGTGGCGAAATCAAGGCGCAGTTATAAGGGTGCGGCTGTTTCTAACACCATTGGCACGTTGCTGACCTCGACTGGCACAACGATCACGTTGGGTTCAACCATGTCTGGGTGGCCTACCGGGTCGGAACCGTTTTTCTGTGTGATTGAACCGGGCACTGCCCGTGAAGAAAAGGTGTGCGTCAAGTACGCAACATCAAACAGCCTCACAGTTGTTGATCCTGCTGTTACATCTTCATGGCCTGCTTCGGTGAATGGTCGCGGTGTGGACGACACCACGAATTACGAACATGCTGTGAACTCGGTGATTTACCCGGTGCTCACAGCCCGTGAAATGAACGACGCTAATGAGTTGACTTCGGCGTACACCGCCAACGGTGATCTGGTTGTTCACGGTTCAACATCGTTCAAGAAGATTGCTGTTGGGACCAACAACTACACGTTGCTTGCTGATTCATCGGTAACCGATGGCGGTGTGAAGTGGGGTCAGATTGTTGCTGACACGATTGCTACTGGCGCGGTCACATCAGCAAAGATTCTGGACGGCACGATTGCCGCTGGCGATCTTGCTACGGCAACCAAAAAATTGATGTGTCCTGTTGGGACTATTTCTTCTTACGGCGGTGCAACGGCCCCAACTGGCTGGTTGCTGTGCAACGGTGATGCGATCCCTGCGGAACACACTGAACTGATTGCGTTGGTTGGTGCAAGCACCCCAGACATGAAGGGTCGTTTCCCGCTTGGCGACAACGCCAGCCTGACCTTGCTTGCTACTGGTGGTTCAACGACGATTGCGGAGGGGAACCTTCCTGCGCACAGTCACGCCGTTGGAACGCTTGCTACCGCATCGGCATTGACCACACACACTCACGGTGTCGGCACCCTTGATATTGCTGTTGGTGGTTCGCACAGCCACACCTTCAGTGGCACCACTGGTGACACAACTCAGGCTGCAACGCAAGGGTTTGAGGGTACCGGTGCTGCTGCCGCCTTTTTGACCAACACCAATGTTGATGCTGTTAGTAGCACGGCTAACCTTTCTGCCCACTCGCACTCGTTTTCGGGCACAACATCAACTGCATCTGACCATGACCACTCAATCAGTGGAAGTACCGCAAGTGCCGACCTTGCTCACACGCACAGTCTGTCTGGAAGCACTGCCACGACTGGTTCAGGCACCGCTTACTACCAGCCGTACCTCGTTGTGAACTTTATTATCAAACACGACTACTGATAGGAACCAGCCATGATGAGTATTAAAGTTGCCAAAGACATTATGGGCCGCATGATCGCCCTGTTCCTGGTGTCATCGCTCGGCATCATCACTGGTTCCTCGGTTATCAACGCCATCAACCCTGAGCAGCAGATGCCGTTGTGGTACGCAGCAGCACTAGCCGGTTTCACCGCTGTAGCGAACGTTCTTACCAAGTTGGCGCAGGCATCGCTTGATGGCAAGTTGACCGCTGATGAGGTGGACGAAGCGTTTGGGGTCAAGTCAGAAACCCGAGCCGCATACAACGAGTCGAAGGGCACAGTTGAGGCTGCGCCAGTTGACACCCCGGAAGCTTAGTCGCCTACTTCTTCTTTTACCGTTTGCTTTACTGATACCAAGTACAGCAAAAGCTGACAATCTTCGGATAACAGAACCCACGGATCTGTGGTTTTACTATTCGGAACCAACCGTTTTTTACGCCCGCACGTTTGACGTGCAAGGATCATTTTCGGATCCGATGCTGTGGCTGTACAACCAGGAAGGTGTTTTGCTTGCAGCAAACGACGACTGGTTCGGTTTGCAATCGCAACTCGAGATTCAAGTACCAGCAGGCTGGTTTCGTCTTAGGGCAGGTGTTTGTTGCGGCGACCCAAATCGTTGGTATAACGGCGTTCAATACGATGTGTCAACCACCGGTGTGGCAGTTGTTCCCACCACAACGACAACGACAACAGTTGAACAACCCACCACGACCACACCCGAAACCACCACCACGACAGTTGAGCCTTCAACAACTTTTGTTGACGTGACGACAACCACGGAACCCGTGTTGTTGACGACCACCACAGCCGTTCAAGTTTCCACCAGTGTTCCAGATACAACAACGACAACCGTTGCCGTACCTTCCACCACAGTTCAGCCATCAACAACATCTACTTCAACAACTGTCGAGCTGCCCACAACCACAACAGAAATGCCGGTATTGACCACAACCACTGAGCCATTGGTTCAGACTACGACAACTGTGCCAAGAACAACCACCACAAGTACCAGCACTACCACGACTACCACGACCACGACTACCACGACCACGACTACCACCACGGTCCCGGTGACCACCACCACAGTGATCGAGGCACCGGCAACAGTTGAGCAGTTGGAACAGATCGTTGGGCAACTGGAAGAACTATCAGACACCGAGTTGACACAGTTGGCTGAGGCTTTGTCGGATGCGCCAACAGAAATCAAAAAGCAGTTTGAGTCTGAGGTGAATGTGTTTTCAGGCAAGTTTGATAACTATGTCCCCACCGGGTCGAAGGTGCCGGTGGGTCAGCGGAGGGCTTTGGTGGCGGTTGCTGCGGCTTCTATTGCGTCGGCAGGGCTGTCAATTCGTAGAAAGTAGGATGTGAGGTTATGAAACAAACACTTGGTTTTGCGGCAGCTGTTGTGGCTGCATTGTGTTCAAGTGCGTACATCGTGATTACGTTGACTGGTACTTTGCGGACCCAGGCAATGTGGATCACCGGCTTGCTGATTGCGGCCACTGTTGTGATGCTGTGGGCAGAGGACGACTAGCCCCGCCATTGGTGCGCCAAACCCCGCCATTTAATCCAGAAAAGATAAATGCCACAGCGGGAAGAAGGGATTAGACCCGCTGTGGCGCACGAATCATACACCGACAAAACTGTTTTGCAAGCATTGTGTACAGTTTGCAACTATGGCTAGAAAGTACACAGGCACATCAGACGGACCGGCAAAAGCGAAGCGGGCTGGGACCGAGAAGTTGCAGCAGCTTTTGTGCAAGAAGTACGGGGCCAAGTCTCTCGGCACTTACGTGGTGCGCAACATGCGTGGGTCCAACAATCTCAGTGTCCACGCCACAGGTCGAGCAGCTGACATTCAGGGGCCGAACCGTCGCGCCACCCTGGACATTATTGAGTTCCTTGAAGCAAACGCTCAGAAGCTGATGATCGAAGAAATCCACGACTACGCCCACGACCCAGACGGTAAGGGTCCAGGCAAGGCGTGGGGTCGCGGTTGGCGTTGCAGCCGCAAAGAATTGGGCGGCAAGGCCGGTTGGAAGATTTGGGATGCCGAAGATAACGGTGGTTCACCGGGTGCGGCCTGGTGCCATTGGGAGATTTCTCCGAAGCTTGCAGACAATGCACAGGCTGTGACTGCGTTGTGGAAAGAAATCCACGCTGGCCAAGTTACCGGCGAGTAAGTTACTGACCGGTAATGGAAGCGGTGATTGTTGCTGTTATCGCAGCAGTTGGTGGCATTTTGGCTGCAATGGTTCAATCCATGCGCAAAGAAAACCGTGACGATCACGCCATTGTGTCCGACTCTTTGAACCGTATTGAAACAAAACTTGATAACCACATTGACGACCACCTGAAGGGGCAAGTCTGAGGTAATGTCAGGGACCCCACCAGCGGAGGTTCTTGATAGTTGTGGATAAGTTTGGCAAACTAGAGCTGTCGTACATGAGAAGTTTCCTTTCACGGGTGATTGCTCGCGGCCACGACGAAGAAGAAATGCTGATCAACATTGTCAGCAAAGTTGATCATTTGATCGAAGGGAAAACCAATGCCACTACTGGACGATCTGGAACACAAGCGGCGTAACAAAACGTGCACGTTCGCTAAAACGTTAGCGAAACTAACCGACAAAGAACAGGCACGTATAGCTGAGATCGGTGCATCAATCGTTGCCGATGAAGGCGAGTACAGCGCATCGTGGTTAGCGAAACAACTCACCGCTAACGGTCACCCTGCGAACCATCAGGCGGTCATGCGCCACATCAGGAACGAGTGCTGTTGTGCTGGATGAAACACCTGAAGAAATCCGGTTGCGTAAAGAAAACACGCGCCTCACAGTTGAACTGAACAAGACCCGCAAGCAACGTGACGCAGTTTCACATAATGCAATCCAGCTTGAAACAGAAGTTGAGAAACTACGCCGATCATTGGATGTTGTGGAATCAGTGGACAAACTGGTGGTTGACCCACCGGTGTGGATGACCAAAACCAGCACCAGCAAAAACGTTGCCACTGTTGTGGTCATGTTGTCCGACACCCATTTCGATGAGGTTGTTGACCCGTTGGAAATGGATGGGTTGAACGCTTACAACCGCAAAATCGCAACAATGCGACTTGAACTGTGGGCACAAAACGTAATCCATCTAACACGCCACTACCTGTCCGGGGTCACCTATGACGGGATTGTGGTGTTGTTGGGTGGCGACATTTTCTCTGGTGACATTCATGAGGAACTTGCTGAAACAAACGAGGACACCATGCTCGGATCGCTGCTGTATTGGTCTGAACAGATTTCCGCTGCGATCAACCTGTTTCATCAAGAGTTCAAAAAAGTTCATGTGGTTGCGGTGCCTGGTAATCACGGACGAATGACCCGCAAACCGCGAATGAAACTACGGGCGAAAACAAACTTTGATTGGTTGCTGGCAAAAATGGTTGAACGCCATTTCAACCGCACCAAAAACATCACGTTCCAAATCCCAGACTCAGCTGACGCACTGTTCACCGTGTACGGCTACGGTCATCTGCTCACCCACGGCGATCAGGTGTCTGGGGGTGGCGGCATCGGTGGGATCTGGCCTGCGGTGATGAGACTTCGAGCACGGAAAACACAACGGCACATGGCAATCTCACAGCCTTTCCACACCCTGTGGATGGGCCACTGGCACCAGTACATTTCAACACCGAACCTTGTGGTTAACGGGTCCATGAAAGGCTACGACGAGTACGCAGCCATCAACAACTTCCAGTTTGAGGCCCCACAGCAGGCGTTGGCGGTGGTCACCCCACAGCACAACATCACATGGCAATGCCCCGTTTTTTTCACGGATCGCAAACGTGAAAAGTGGTGATACCGTGGGTTCATGCCAAACGATTGGTTGTTTTGCCCCGAATGTGGACACGGATGGCCGGTAGAAGAAGGTAAATACTGTGAGTTCTGCCACCCCCCAAGACGAAACAGCGACCCAGATGGAAACTGAATACCCGATTGTCGTTGTTGAGTGGGCCGATGCACATTGCGGTGACGGTGGTTGGCAAACCATTGAGGACTATGAGGATGACGGTGAGTACATCATCACCACTGTCGGTTTGTTAGTCCCGGCTGATGCCCCCGGTGGCAAAAAAGATCATTTGACTTTGTGGCAAACAATCACAGACGGTGAAGGTATCCACCCGTTTCACATCCCGGTGGGGATGGTTCGAGAAATCAAGCTTCTAAACCTTGACACACCCGTGCAAGATGATTAAGTTGTCCTAACACAACGAAAGGAAGGGACCCATGACTAGGGAATGGTCACAACTCGCCAAAGAACCACATGGTTCACAGGCATGGTTAGCTCAAAGATGGGCTAACAACCGAGGCGAAAAACTGGTGTCAGCATCAGTGGCAGCTTGCATTTATGACAAGCACCCGTTCAAATCAGCGGCACAGTTTGCAGCTGAATTGTTGCGCGACACACCACCTGAACCAACAGAACAAACCGAAGCGATGGAACGAGGAAACCGCCTCGAACCAGTGCTGATTGAGTGGGCTAACGACAAGTTGGGTCGCAACTTTGTCACCCCAGACGTGCTGCACATGTTCACCGATGGTGACGCTCGAATGATTGCCACCCTGGACGGGTACGAAAACGGTGACATTCTGGAAATCAAAACATCCACACGTGACTGGACCGGAGTGTTACCGGACTACTGGTTGCTACAAGGTGTCCACCAGGCGGTGTGCGCCAACTCAGACCGGGTGTTTTGGGCGGTTTTTGATCGCAGCCAATCACTGCACATCCATGAACAAATCGTGTCATCTGACGAGAAAGAAACCCACATCCGTGCGGTGGCCCGCTGGTTGTCTTACATTGACATGGGCATGACCCCCGATGGGGTTGCGTGGACCTACGAAACAATCACTGACCGTTACCCGCATGACACCCAACAGTTTGTGGAACTTGGGGTACGTGCAGCTGAACTGGTTAGCCAACTGAAACATGTTCGTACTGAACGCAAATCGTATGAGGACATTGATGACCGTTTGAAAGCGGAGTTGTGCGAAATGATTGGTGAAGCGGCAACAGCGTTGGTTGGTGGCGAAGTGGTTGCCACATGGAAAACCAGCACCCGCAAATCGTTGGATCAGAAAGCGTTGCGTGAAGCACACCCTGATTTGGTGGATCAATACACCAAAGAAGTAACTATCCGCACCTTGCGTTTGAAAGGAAACGACTAATGGATAATGCAAACACTGAGAAACTGAAACTGGTTCTGGAAAAGTACGGGGTCCCAGACCCAAGTATTGTTGGCAAACTACCTAAAGGTGGTGCCCAACTTGACTATGTATCTCATGCTGAGATCACCAAAATCCTGATTGAGATTGATCCTCATTGGCGTTGGGTTCCTATCGAATGGAATAACGGGCGGCCCGCAATCCACGTTGAGAACGGTATCGCAACCATGTGGGGTGAACTCACATTGTTGGGTCAGTCACGTTTAGGTGTCGGATCGGTTCGAGCTGACAAGCAAGAATTGGACAAGGAACTGGTGGGCGACCTGTTGAGGAACGCTGCGATGAGATTCGGAATTGCGTTGAAGTTGTGGTCGAAACAGGAATGGGACGAAAACAATGCAGCGGCCCAACACCAACCTGGTAACCCAAGCAAAGGTGTGTCAGCACCAGTGATGGATGACCCCACTGTGGTGCCGTTGTCCGATGAACGCAAAGACGAGTTTGCGAAAGCTTGCACTAAAGCCGGGTTGAACCCGATGACGGTGGCGAAACGAGCGAAAGTGAACCTGGGTAAAGCAACGGTTGCTGACCGTGACACGTTGCTTGCCATGTTCAAAATCATGGTTCAAGAACTCAAAGAAAAAGAACAACCACAAGGAGATGAGTAATGGAAATCTGGATTTTTGTAGTCCTGTTCGCGTACATGGCCGGTACTGGCATTTGGATCAGGGTTTTGTTTGACCGTTTGCAGGAACAAAGCGAAGTGATTGTGTCACTGTCGTTAAAAAATAAGCGGCTGAATGATGATCTGGAAGAGATCCGCAGCCGACTGGTTAAAGCACGACGCAAAACCACAAAACAATGAGAAGAAGAAAGAAAAAGACCCGCGAACTGGTCGAAGATTTGATCATGCGTACCAGGTACACAAACAATCAGATTGACAACATTGTTCGACGCACTGACCGCATCGAGTGGTACGTGCACAATTTGCAACCAAACCTTCGTGAAGTGCTGTTCTCTAAACCAGAACAAGATCTTGACGAGTGGTACAAGGACAACAAGCTGAACATTGAACGGCTCGCAAACGAAGGTATGGCATGAGCCGCAACAAAAGCAAAGGCACAGCGTTCGAAACCCTGATTGTTAACTATCTGAAACAGAACGGGTTTCCACACGCTGAACGTCGCGCTCTTGCTGGGGTCAACGACATGGGTGACATAACAGGCACCCCAGGGTTGGTGTGGGAATGTAAAAACCACAAGACCCTTGCCATGTCGGAGTGGTTGGAAGAAGCGGAGATTGAACGGATCAACGCTAACGCCAAGTACGGGTTTGTGGTTGCGAAACGTCGAGGGTACGGGAAACCGGAACAACAGTACGTTGTGGTCACATTGGACACGTTGGTATTTTTGTTACAAGAAGCTGGCTATTCAGCTGACGAATCATTTTAGGAAGGGTTGTTATGAAAGCATGTGGGCTTTGCAAGTTTTTTACTGGTGGTGGTGACACCGGTGTGTGTAACCGTTATCCACCAGTGGTCATCGATCCGATTAACAACAGGGGCAGGTTTGTTCCTGTGGAAAATAGTTGGTGGTGCGGAGAGTTTGTTGATGCGGAACGTAATGACTATGTGACACGGCGTTACGACGCTGCCGGGTCATCTTTGGTTGATGCGTTCACCGAAGCACAGTATGGGGGTGGTTATGGCTGATGACATTTGGGAGTTTTACGCCCGTGACGGTGGCGTGTTCCAACCACAGGATGCACCAAACTATGTCACGCAGCAGTACATCAAACACCTTGAGGGTGAGATTGCGAAGTGGCGGTCAGTTGCGGAACTTTTGTTTTGCCCATTTCACGATGGTGGTTGTCCTGCTCACCCACGCCAAATAAAATTGAACAAGCAGTTAGTTGAACCACGTTCCGAAGAATGTGATTGTGGGCATGACGCATACATGAGGGCGGTGGGCAATGACTGATGACATTGTGACCCGACTACGGGAACAGGCAACAGACCCTCACAAGACGTTGCTAGATGCTTTCGCACTTGAAGCAGCCGATGAAATTGCAAAGTTGCGTTACCAAATATATAACCACCGAAATGCGTTGTGCGCAATCGAGTATGTCGTTTCCGAAGAAAGACGCAAATTGGAAGAAGCCGCAGATGAATGGTGGGAAGTGGTAGAAGATGAGCAACCCAACCTGTGAGTGGTGCGGGGCTGTGTTTAGCCGATTACAAGTGGCACAAGACCC